GACTGTGCGTTTTTACGAGTTTTTAAATCCACAGCTAATTGAAGAACATGAAGACTCCAAAAATGAAAACGTGGAAGCAGATCGCCGAGGCTCTCGGCGTCACGCAGCCGACGCTCTCGAAGTAGAGGCGCGAGTCTGACAACTGTCCTCAGACTAAGGATCTCGAAGCATGGAAACTCTGGGCTGCCGATCGAGCAATGTCTCAAGAGCAGGGAGCCGGACGCATCGCGGTCTCCGGTCGAGAATACACGGCGGCAGACATCGCAGATCTCAAGGCAAAGCTCATAGCCGCGCAGGAGCGTCGAGAGAATGCTATGGGACAGATCAGAGAGCTAGAGCTGGCTCAGAAGCGCGACAACTTAATCCCAGAGTCGGAGGCGACCGAGGCTCTCATCAAACTTTTAACTCCCCTAAGACGCTTACTAGACGCTCTGCCTCGACAAGTCGCGGCGCAAGCTAATCCTGCTAACCCCAACATCGCAGAGCTTGCAGTTCGCAACGGACTTGACGAAAGGGTCTTTAGTGAAATAGAAAAATTGTTTCTCGGCAGGTAGACTGAGCTATTAAGACGCCAGTCGGTTTAGTCGTGTTTACCGTATTATCCACCTGCCGAGAAACTTATTTACATATGAACAAGATGTCACTCAACTCCAAAGGCTTCGACGGCATGTTGAAAACCTTGAAGAAGAAGACAGGAGCTAGTTTCGAGGATGTGCTAAAAGCCACTACCGGATCTATCCTAGAAGGAGCCGCTCGAAAGACAGGGAAGTCTAAGCCTGCAATCATCACGGCAGCAGTAAAGAAGTCTCTCTCTACTCGCTTCGTCTCTTCTGCCGGAGACAAGATACGCAAAGCCAGAGACGGGTCTCTGATCTTTAAGCCAAGAGGCACAGGCGCAGGCAGATGGATTAGGATCCGGAGCGACTACGCGCTCAACGCAATCAGCGCGAAGAATCCTTCCGGTCGAACTCTGGCGGCTAAGTTCAAGGGCAGAGTCAATAAGGCTCTGGGCGAGCTTCGGAGGTTGCAGGCTAAGATCATCAAAGATAAGAAGACAAGGATCGCAGCATCGCAGAAGAGCTTTCTAGAGATCATGAAGAAGCTGAGGATCCCTATCAAGTCTACTCGCGGACTAGGAGCTGCGATGAAGGCAAAGATCGGAGCCGGTCACGGAAACGTCTTGTCCGGTAAGATCTACAAGGATACGCACACGGCAGCAATCCTCGTAAAGAGTCGGTCACAGTCTGCGCTCAATCCAAGAGCCGGCGGCATTCGAGCCTTCGCCGCCGCTTTTAACGGTCAGACAAAAGCCTTCGCGACTGCGGCGGCTAAGGATCTAGAGGCTTATGCAAAAAAATTCGCGACGAAAAATGGCTTCTCTGTTAAATAATGAGCTAGGAAAACTATTCTCTCCTCGGCGTCTGAAGTCTCCTGTGGAATGGGCGTTCGACAACTGCGTTCTAAGAGATAACGTCTCGGAACTTCCCGGATCTCTCAAGGTCTTTCCCTACGCGCAGCAGCCTCTAAATGATCTGATCGATCCTACGATCAGCAAGATCACTCTCTGCTGGGGATCGCAGTCGAGCAAGACGACGACAATGTATGCCGGCATCGGATATCTTCTCAGCGAGTTTCCGAAGGACACGCTCTGGATCATGCCGAGCGCAGAGAACGCTCGCAACTTCTCGAAGGGTCGATGGCTTCCGTTCATCGACGACTGTAAGCCTCTCAAGGATCAATGTCCTCTGAGCGCAGCCACAGGCAGAGTCGATAGCGACAAGATCACGAACATGCGGCAGGAGTTCCTGTCATGCACTCTAACCTTCGCCGGAGCAGGCTCCGAGAATAACGTGAAGTCGGCTCCGGTCGCCTATCTAGTTCTGGACGAGATCGACGAGATCGATCCGGACATTCGCCTCGCTGCGCTCGAACGTATTAAGGGACGGCGAGAATATAAGATCATTCAGACCAGCACTCCAAAAGAAGAGACAGGAGGGATCTGGGAAGAGTATCTCTACGGCGATCAGCGCAGATACTTTATGCCATGTCCTCATTGCGAGGAGTTCATTCAGTTCGAGTGGAGGCAGAAAGATAAGGACGGCAATAGCCGTTACTCGATCACGTTCGACGAGGAGGCTAAGTTCGAGGACGGAGGATACGACTTCGATCTCGTAGCATCGACGGCGGCGTATGTATGTCCGCGCTGCGACCAGAAGATCCTCGACGCTCATAAGCCTACGATGATTAAGAACGGAGAGTGGAGATCCCAGAATCCGAACGCTCCGGCAAATCATCGCAGCTATCATCTTAACTCTCTATACGCTCCGGCGATGACTTTCTCCGCGCTCATCATTAACTGGCTACAGGTAAGCTCATCGATGCACGGTCTCCGCAAGTTCGTGCAAGGTAACTTGGCAGAGCCGTGGAAAGATGATTGGGCGAACCAAGAGCAGGCAGATGCGAACGAACTCGAACTCGACTACGAGCGCGGCGACCTTCGAGGCGAGTATCGAGTCATGGGAGTCGATACGCAGACAGACTCTTTCTGGTTCGTCGTTCGAGGCTTCGATCGAGACGGAACGAGCTATCTCATCGACTGCGGTCAAGTCGCTTCGTTCTCCGAGTTAGATCTTATCTACGATCAGCACAAAGCTCACGCAGCCATCATCGACTGCGCCGGAGATAGAACTTCCGAGATCTACGAGGAGGTCTTCCGGCGTCGCTCTAAATGGTTCGGATCTCGCGGCTGGAAGAACCTTCAAGGCGAGCAACCCTATCGACTGCAGATGAAGGATCCATTTACCGGAGACACGAAAGGTCGAGGCGGTCGATCTAAGATTCGATACCTTCACGTGAACAAGAGCATCTACGAGGAGGAGCTTTCTCGGCTGCGCTCTCGGCAGCTCTCCGGCTTCCACACTTTCACGGACACTCCGAAGGTCTACTACGATCAGCTCTTCGCGACTTACTGGACGAAGGAGACAGATCGAAGCGGTCACATTAAAGTCGTGAAGAAGTTGAAGCGCAGCAAGGGAGATCACTTATGGGACTGCGAGATCCTCGCTCGCGCTCTGTCCAAGTTTATCGGCATAGCTCGAATCGATCGAGGAGATATGCCGACAATGTTTGACGAGCGTCCTCCCAGAAAGCGCGACGCATCGACGCGAAGCCGCAGTTCTACAGGCTTTTGGTAGGTATAAAAAAAAGTGAAAAAAAAGTGAATATGCTATTGACTCGCTCAAATTTGTCCTACTTACTCTGTTCTATCGAAGCGATTAACGCCTAGAAAAAACCTAAAAAACACGACTATGAGCAACCCAGAAAAATATCCATCAACAGTAGAAATCAAAGAAGAAGCTAAGAGTCTTGTCAGAGACAACTTCAGATTTGAAAACGCAATTCACAATCGCGAAAATCTTGATGATTTGATCAGCGACTTGATTCAGTATCGCGACTCACTTCCTACATGGGAGCAATACCAAGAACGCTATAAAGGTGTTCACAAAATTTTTGAAGACTAAATTTTAACTAACAAGCCTTAGCCTCTTCGGAGGCAAGGCATCACCTAAAAATAAAACACGACATGACTAAATACCAAAAATACTGCAAAGCCGTAAAGTTCGTTCGCACAGTTAAAAAGCAAACGCTAGACAACGGCGTTACCATCGAACCCTTCAGCGATACTGTTGTCATAAGCCACAAGGACTGCCGACAACTAGGAGGATTCTGTTCAACAGCTTTAGGGATGCAAAGACTCATAAACAAAACAGCTAAAGAGGCTGCTTCACTTTAATCATTACTACTAAAAAACACGATCATGAAAATACAAAAAAACATTCGCAAAAAAACAAAGATCATAGGCATGTATGCTCCAATCTCCGGAACGGGAAAAATATATGATTACCGAAATCAGAAGCCGATCGGCGATGGCTTCACCAATCCCGTATTGATATGGGATAAGAAGTGTTCATACAAAGAGCTGTGTGACGAAACTAAAAAACTAGAAGACCTGCTTGTAAAATAATCATCTAACCTAAAAAAACACTACTATGAAAAACACTACTTACGCTAACGTCTCTATTCACTACTCAGATCATGTCTACGTCGCGACTGTCAGACGCATCGAGGACATCGTCCGATATCTCCGCAGCGAGACTCGCCGGTTCGCAGTATCGAGAGACTTCGAGGTCTTCAATGCGAAGAACAAGTCATTCCAGAACAGGCTCGAAGATGCGATCTTCTGCGACAACTCTTTCGACAATCATGTCGGCATCTTTGAACTCTAACACTTTGTGTCATACGTGTAATAAATAAAATAGGTTGAGCCTCGTCCGGAGTCGTGTCTGGGCGAGGCTTTTTCGTGCCTAAATATAAGTGAAAAATAAGTGAATAAGGTATTGACTCGACGATCTTAGTAGTTTTCTATCTTTCATATCGAAGCGATTAACGCCTAGAAAAAACCTAAAAACACGACTCATGAATCACGACACTATCAAAAAAAGCGAAGCCTTCAAAAACGACGACAACGCATGCACAGTAGTAACTCTCGCCGTCATCGCGGGCATCAAGTTCGAGGACGCTCAAGCTGTTATGGCAGACGCAGGTCGCAAACTGAATCAAGGATGCAGAAGAGGAACCTACGATTCTGTCTACAGAAAGTTTTTCAAGTTCAACAAGAGCGGGCTAGATTCTTACAATGGCAAAACAGTTTGCCAGTTCATGAAGGGCGCACGGAAGTTCCTCAAAAATAACACGGTCGCGGTTCTTACAAGCGGACACATCTTCGCCGTAAAGAACGGCAAGATCGAAGACTGGATGACTGCTAATCGCAGACATCGCATCGAGGGGATCTACGTGGTCGAGGAGACGTTTCAAAACGTAGACTGTGCAGACGCTCTGGTAAGAGGTCGCAAGATCGTAGCGGACAGCCTAGCGAAGAGCCTAGCGAAGCTCGAAAAGAAGAAGGCTAGTTTCACTACTCGCGTCTACAACAAACACGAGAAGAGCTTCTGCGATTTCAAGTATACCTTCAAGATGGTCGCGAAGACCGGCGACGTAAAGGTCAAGTTCATCCGCTACGCAGACAATGCCGATTGGCTCGACGCTTTCCTCAACAAGTATGCCGAGCATTACACGATCGATGCCGACGTGCAAAGAAACAGCCACAAACTTCCGGAGGTAAGCGTCTCTAAAGTATAGTGAAAAATAAGTGAATAAGGTATTGACTCGATCAAATTCATCCTACTTTATCTTTCATATCGGAGCGATTCACGCCTCGAATAACCTAAAAAAAACACACGACCATGAGCAACTCAATAGAAATACATCGCCCAACTAATCGCAGAGATCAATGGGATGCAGACGAAAATACTCCTCGTTCCAAAATCTACGAAGCAGTCATTCCTCAGAGCTTTATAATGGATCATAAACGTATCGGCGAAGAAGTCGCTGACTTCGTTTTTCACATTCTAAATGCTCCTCAAGAAATGCTAAATGAAGCGGAACTTAAAATCGCAACTGATTTTCGCGATCTAGGTAACTACTCACTTTCTACAGGCGATATTGTCGTAGTGGACGGAGAGCATTTTCTATGCGAGTCAGTCGGATGGAATAAGATATAACTCTAACAGGGCGAAGCATCTCACACTTCATTTTTTAACACAACAAAACACGACATGAAAAACTACCGAACACTTAAATCAAACTGGTCTGGCGAGAGCGTAGACTTCAAAGCTAACGACACTCGTCTCGCCTGCAAAGAGTATGACAAGGACATGACTATCGTTCATTCTTTCGACGCTAATAACGACGGAAGCAAGTATGACGTCGAGATCCTAACTTACACAGACAAGGACGGCGGCTCCTTCAAGGCTACTAAATTCGTAAGCGAAGAAAAGTGGACTGTCCTAGACGACGACTACAACAACTACTCATTTTGCTTCGAGTCAGATTGTCCTCACACAGCAGTCATCAAGATGATCGCTAATGTATGCTAAAGACCTGCAAAGAGTCTAGAGCTTTAGCACTCCACACTCCAAAGCCTCTCCGCGAAAGCAGGGAGGCTTTTTCGTATATTGACATAGGAGCCTTAGACGATGGCGTCTACTACTACTACAGCTCAACTGATCGCGATACGAGACAAGCTCTTGACTGCGATCTTAAAACTCGCAGAGGAGGGAGTCACTTCCTACAGCATCGGAGACCAGACATTCTCCCTAGCAGACGTCGGCAGTCTGATCACACAGGTCGAGAAGCTAGACCGGCTCATCGCTCTGAAGGACAAGACTCTCGGAGGTCGAGGGCGCAATCGAATCACGCTGCAGAATTTTAATGGATAAAAAAACGAAAAAACCGAGCAGAGTCTCCTTCGCCTTTAAGCAATTTGTCAGAGCCTTTCAAGGCTACGACGCAGTTCGCAACACTCGATACAGAGCAAAGCGCGGAAACCTTCCGGTGAGATCCGAAGAGATCGAGCTGAACGAATACGACAGAGATCGCATGATCTCTACGTGCCTAGAGTTCCGCAGGAATAACCCTGTCGTCGCCTCGCTGTCGAGACTGCGTAAGGCAGACATCGTAGGCAGGGGACTAATCCCGCAGCCATCTACCGGCAACGACGACACGGATGCTCATATTCTAGAATGCTGGAACAGGTTCGCAGAGTCTCCGGAAGTAACGTGCATGATGGACATGCGCGAGATGCAGCAACAGATGATCGACTCGCTCCTCTTCTATGGCGACTGCGGTCTGATCGTCGGCAAGGATCAAGTTCAATTCGTAGACGGATCTCGGATCGGCAACCCTAGCGGAGCCTTCACATCGAACGAAGAATCAGAATTTCAGAACGGCGTAGAGATCGACAAGATGGGCAAGCCTGTCGCCTACGCCGTCGGTAATCGCGTCGCAGGCACTCTCAGAGACACGCAGATCATACCGGCTAGGGACTTTATCCCTTTCCTACGTCGCGTCCGTCCTAGCCAATACAGAGGCGTTCCAGAGCTATCGTCGGTGATTAACACTTTACAGGACTGCGACGAATATGATCGCGTCGAGATGATGGCGGCTAAAGTCAGCGCATCTCTGGCGGTCGCAGTTAAGCGAGAGAACTCCTACGAGTTCGAGCTACAGAATCGACTAGACGGAAGCGAGCAGGATGCTCTAGGCAATCTCGAAGAGTTCCAGCCGGGACGCTTCCACTACTTAGAGCCGGGCGAAGACATCAGCGTCATCGGCGCGAACGGACGTCCGAACGTAGACGGGATCCAATGGGTCTCCTATCTGCTACGCAAGGTCGGAAGCGCGGTCGGCATTCCTCTTGAGTTCTTACTCATGGAGATCGGCGGCAGCTCCTTCTCTGCATCTCAAGGCGTCGTCCTCCAGTATCAGCAGACAGTCGAGAGCTATCAGTCTGATCTCATTCGCATCATGAGCCGCCTCTACCGTCGCTGGCTCTCTCAGCAGATCGCTAGTGAGAAGATCGATGTATCCTCGGCGGCTAATCCTTTCGCGGTTCGCTGGCAGCGTCCGGCGTTCAGATGGATCAATCGAGCGGCGCAGGTTAAGGCAGACATGGAATACTTCAGAGCCGGAGCTATGTCGCTCGACGACATCACGGCTCCCTTCGGCTATACTGCCGAGGAGGTTCTTATGAGAAAGGCGCAGAACATTAAGAAGGCTCAAGAGATCGCCGAAGGCGCAGGTCTAGAATGGCGAGAGCTAATCAATCCATTCCCAACATCGATGAGCGGCAACTATTCAGAGGTCGTGTCGAGCGCAGACGCAGAGCCGGAAGTCTAGATCATGGCAGAGACTTACAACGACTATCCTCAAGGAGCTACGAATAACGCGAAGCGAGCCTTAAAGTATAAGGACGAGAATGCAGACAACAAATGCGGAACTCCTGTGGGATGGGCGCGAGCGAATCAATTAGCCAAGCGCGAGAAGATCAGTCGAGAGACTATCGCTCGCATGGCATCCTTCAAGCGGCATCAAAAGAGCAAGGACGTTCCCTACTCTGAAGGCTGCGGAGGTCTAATGTGGGACGCATGGGGAGGCTCGTCCGGAGTGAATTGGGCGATCTCGAAACTCAAGAAAATTGACAAAGCGGCTCAAAGTATGTCGAGACAATTTGCATTCGGAGTAGAGTCTAACAAGGAGACTCAAGTCAATAACGAGGACGGGACTATGCGCTCGGTCGCTCTCATATCAGTAGGGTCGGCTTTAGGTCACGGACTCTACGTCGATGGTAAGTCTCTGGAGACGATCATCGATGAGCTAGAAGACACTAAGCTGCCTGCCTATATCACGCACAGAGGCGCACTCTTCGAGGATCGCCTCACTCGCGAGATAGGCATGTTCAACAATTTTCGCATCGAAGGAGATCGGCTTCTAGGAGACTTCCAAGCCTTCGACTCTTTTCGAGAGGACGACAGTCGCAAATATAATCGACTATTCGAGATGGCTGAGAAGATGCCGGAACGATTCGGACTCAGCATCGTTTTCGAGGCAGACATCGCATGGGCAACTCCGGACGGAGATGTTCCTATGGGACGTTTTCCTAACAATGACAGCGATCGTCTATACGACGAAGACAATCCTCCAGAGGATGCGCTGTTTGAATATCCATCTATTCGCGTCGAAGAAGTTTCGAGCGCGGATTTCGTAGACTCTCCTGCTGCTAATCAGAGAGGACTATTTTCTATAATTGACACCAAACCTAATTACAAGATGACAAAAGCAGAACTAACTGAACTCAACGAAAAGCTAAAGCAGGAGAATGAAACTCTCGCGCTTAGTGTAACCGACTCCGAGGCTCGCGTAGAAGAGCTACAATTTAAACTCAAGGAAAGCTCTGCTCCTCTCGCCGAAGACGACGAAGAAGCTGAAGTCGAAGAGGCTGCTGAAGAGCTAGTCGAAGAAGACGAGGTCGTCGAAGATGATGCTGAAGTCGTCGAAGAAGATGCTGAAGTCGTCGAAGACGAAGAAGCTGAAGTCGAAGAGGAAGAAGTCGTCGAAGAAGACGAGGTCGAAGAATTAAAGAAGGAGATCGCATCGAAGCTCGAAGAGATCGCCGGACTAAATTCTAAGCTCGAAGAGATGGAAAAAGAGATGGGCGAAGATCAAGAGAAGATGGAAGCTAAAGCATCCAAGCTATCCTCGAAGGTCGCCACTCTCGAAAAGCTCATCGAAGGTTCTGATCTCGTTCAAGCATCTGTAGGCGATAAAGACTACGAGCCTAGCAAAGCTAATCGCTCCAAGATCATCTCAGAATTTGCAAAAGAAAACAAAATCTCTGAGTTCGCAGCGACTCTTCGCCTCGGCAAAGATCGTCCAGAACTCTTTCAAATCTAACCCAACAAAATAACTAACATTATGTCAGCAACAACAGTATCCAACAGCAACCGGACATTTGTAAATGGTTCGAGCGCACTAGGAGCTTATATCTTGGTCAAAGTCGCTTCAGACGGAACGCTATCCGCTTCCGATGCTAGCGCAGATCCAGTCGTAGGTTTCACCACTTCCCCAGCAGCAGCTTCCGAAGCTACTACTGTATCTCTAATTCACGGTGGAGGCACTTCGTTTGCCATCGCTTCTAAAGACATCGCTATCGGTGATCTCGTCTACAACACAACTGGCGGCAAACTTACAGACGCATCTGGAACCGAGAAGATCGGAGTAGCACTTAGTGCTGCAGCATCAGACGGCGATGTAATCGAGGTGCTTACAGCTAAATAACCCTTAAACTTTATTTTTTAAATGAGCTTATATACATCAGCCACATTCAACCCAGTTCTCTCCGAGGCTCTTAACAAGATCGGCGAAAATCAATTCGTAGGAACTAAGATCCTTCCTGTTCGCGATGTCGCGACCAAGAGCGGTCAGTATCCTGTTTTCGGCGACGATCAGTTCGATCTCAACGCTTCCAAAGTTCGCGCCGCAGGCTCTGCCTTCGCACGTCGCGATTTCGCATACGGTCAGCAAGACTACTCTTGCAAGCAATACGCTCTCGAAGGTCTACTTCCGGACGAAGACGTAACGCAAGCAAGCGACGACGGCATCTCTGATTCCGCAGCAGCTATCGCTAAGAAGCTGCAGCGCGACATCATGGTAGGTCACGAACTTCGTGTAGCTTCTCTAATGGCAGCAGCAGGCTTCAACAGCACAGACGCTACAGCTACTATGGCTACTAGCGCGACAGCTAAACCTATTGCCGATATCCAGAACGCTGTAGAGCGTCTTAACGGTAACGGCTTCTATGATGGCATCGCGCTCATCATGGAGACTTCTCTGTTCAACGCTATGCTCAACACAGACGACGTCCGTGGAATCTTCAACGGCAACGGTCAATACAGCAATCGTCAAGTCATCCTCGACGCTCTAGGTGTTAATGAAATCATCATCACTCCTACTCGCTACAACAGCGCAGCCAAGGGAGCCACAGCATCTCGCTCCAAGATCTGGTCTACCGATTCCTACTTTGTAGGTCAAGTAGCCGGAGGCGACTTCGCCAACGGAGGCTTCGGTCGCACACTATCCTACAGCGCAGACGGCGGCGTCTTCTCTGCAGAGCAGTATCGCGATGAGCCAATCAAGAGCGATGTCCTTCGCGTCTTCAACAGCGTAGACGAGTCGATCATCAATACTAACGCCTGCGAGAAGATCGCAAGCGCGTAGTCGATATAGCTATCACTTATCAGCCTCTCCTGCTAGACGGGAGGGGCTTTTTTGTGCCTAAAATAAAGTGAAAAAAAGGTGAAATATGCTATTGACGGGGGTCATTTTATACTACTTTATCTGTCATATCGAAGCGAGAAACGCCGAGAATAACCTAAAAAAAACACGACAATGAAAATCACAGCACAACAAGTCTCAACTCAAGCTAACGAAGAAGTTCTATACTCCGATCCAGAATGTGCGGATATGGATAATCCTCGCGGAGATATCGTTCGTCCAGTATATCGCGTTCTTATCGAGCTAGATGACGGATCTCGCTATCTACATGATCGCGGTTTCTCTAATCCTGTAGACGGCGACTATGATCAGATCACACTAAAGGTCGAAGCTCTCGCGGATCGAGTTGCTAAAGCAGGCGAGATAAATCCAGAGCATTGGGTCGAGACTTATGCGAGATACGGATCAGCCGCTTGGCGCGGCGAAGAATGTCAGCGTCGTCAGAACTTTGAAATCGCTCGTCTTAGTGGAGACGAAGAAGAGATGGATCGCTACTGCTAATATAAAAAATCTACCACAGGGCGAAGCATCTTACACTTCACATATTAAACCTACTAAAAAACACGACTATGAAAAAACAACCTTGCAAAGTTAAAACAGTAAAAAGGCTCGCCGATCTTCCGATCAAGACTCCGGAAGAAGCAAAGAAGATTCTCCTCGAAAAGTTCTCTGTAAAGGAATGCAAAGACATCAACCTACAGGACTTAATGAACTCAGTCAGTAGCTACAATCTTAGAGTCGAGATCATTCAATATGGTCAGAACTGGACTTATGACTTCTCCATCATGAAGCTAGAAAATTTCAGCTGGATTGTATCTTCTGAAATGTTCTACAGCATCAAAAGAGGCATCTGTAATTGGGAGCTTATGGGAGGAAGCGGTCGAGTCAGAACATCAAAAGCATTAGAATCTAGCAGAGAAAAATGCCTCGAAAGAGTAACCAGAGGCAACGAGATGCTCACTCTGAAAAAGGCTTCACGGCGCAACGTCGGATACAGCATATGCGTCGAAAATAATTAAGCGCATTATATCAAACACTCTAGAGCCTCCCGCGAAAGCCGGAGGCTCTTTCGTGTTTACATTCGAGGCATTAGTAAATGAGCCTCACTTCTTTAATTTCTGATAATCTCAAGTTCGCGATCTCGCAGATCAATGTCTCTCTGACTTCATCGCCTTCAAACGGAGAGACATACTCAGCTAACAAGCAGGACGCAGAGTCTAGCTTCGACATCTACGAGGACGGTCGCGAGGAGATGATCGACACAAAGTTCTACATCGCTCGCGCAGACTACTCGATCCTTCCTTCCAAGGGGATGATCTTAACGGACGGCACGACGAACTACAAGGTCGTCAGCGTTCACGACGACTCGGTAGGAGTCACTCGCAGGCTCGACTGCGCTTCTGAATATCAGAGATAAATAAGACATGGGATATCTAGATCTAGAGACTAACTTCGAGGATGCGGCTAAGACCTTCCTAGAGACTGCCACAGGGCTTCCGGCGTCGAGCTTCTACGCCTCACTCGACCAAGACACGTTCGTCTCTCCTAGGCTATCTATACGCGCAGAGATAGGCGCGTCAGAAGATCCTCCGACGGTCGTCGCCGGAGCCGTCTTAGAGTATACTCAATACAATCTGAATCTCTCGATCTCGATCGTGAGCGACGCCGCAGTAAGCGGGACTCAGACGAATCACAGATCCTACAGGGAGAAGGTGCGCGAGGCTATGCTTCTGAACGCAGCGAACTGGACATCGACAGACAGCAATGGGGATCCCGTTCTGCCTTTCTATGAGGTCAAATATATGAGACCTTCCGGAAGCGACTTCGAGGTAGACGGAGATCTAGCGATCTCGACTCTAACCTTCGAGATCAAGTTCACGATCAAGCCAAGCTATTTCGGCACGACGTCGCAGTCGCAGAGTAACTCTACTGGAAGCAGTTCGACTTCGACCAGTAACTCCGCTACGAGTAGTTCGACTTCGACCAGTAACTCTACTGTAAGCAGTTCGACTTCGACTAGTAACTCCGCTACGAGTAGTTCGACTTCCGCCACGAGTAGTTCGACTTCATCAAATTGACAACAAATCCATTTTTGAACCTTTCAACCTAAAAAATAACTTTTATATATTATGGCAGTAACACAAGATGGAGCGCAGCTCTTCGGAATAGAAACATCAACATTCAGCTCAATGGTCGTCGAGAGCTTCTCGCTCACGACTCCGTCTAATCGAGTAGATCTAGACAATGGAGACGGCGAGCCACTAGGCTCTACTGTCGTTCCTCAGCGTCAAGAGGCATCGCTAACAGTTCAGATGGGAGACACAGATTCTGCTCCCGCTATCGGAGCTACTGTATCCTACGGCGACTTAAGCATATTAGTCACAGGCGTAGATCTCACAGAGGCTCAAGCAGACTATCGTCGCTACTCGATCACAGGCTACGTAAAGACAAACTCTTAGCCATTTAATGCGACTTAAAGCGGTCAGTTTTGATGATGCCGCTAAGAAGCGCATCGCGGATGCCGCAGCTTTTGAGAAGAAGCTGCGGATGGAAGCTGTCATCGGAGTCGATCAAGAGATCGCCGGATTAAAACTTCGGCAGATCACAGTCAGAGATCTCTTAAATTTAGAGTTCACAGAGAACAGACTCACTCTGGGCGAAGAGCCTTGGCTCGAAGACTTTCTGGCTTTCGCCTTGATGCTGTCTAACGATAAGCCATTTTTTAAAGCTCGATATGCCAAGAGGGTGGGCAGTCTCATTCGAGAGCATGACGATGCCAGACAGGATTTGCTCTGCTACTTTAACGCAGCTTTTAACGACATGCCATCGATCCCTAATTCCGGATCTGGCAATATAGCCGACAAGGTCGATAGCTCGGTCTCCGTCATGACGCTCGTAGACGGTATAGCATTCAACTACGGCTGGACTTTAGGCGAGATATTAGACACGCCGCTCTCGACTGCTCTACAGCTATTACAGCGCATCCTGCAGCGTAACTCAGATGGCTATTCTGCGCGCAACGCAATCACTCAACAGGCTAAAGCCAACGAACTTAAAAGACTAAAAGAAGATGGCTAATTTCTCATTACTAGCAAAGATAGGATTAGACTCCAAAGGCTTTCAGAAGGGTCTAGATAAAGCGAAAACTGGAGTAAGTAAATTCGGCAAGGGAGTTTTAAGCGCGAGCAACAAGCTCGCGAAAATGGGACTCGGAGCTGCCGCCGCCGCATTTGCTCTTCTATCCAAGAACGCAATCGCTCTTGGCTCCGAGCTTTCAGACATAGCGAACAACACGGGCTTCGCTACAGAAGAATTTCAAGTCTTTCGAGGCGCACTCATCGACGCCGGAGGTGCTGCCAAGAGCATGGAGAAGGCTATCGTCATCATGCAGAAGGCGATCGTCCAAGGCTCTGAGGGTCTGACTACTTATCAGCGAGCCTTCGAGCGTATAGGTCTGGACGTAGACAAGCTCAGAAAGATGCGTCCGGAGGAGCAGTTCGAGACGATCGGAAAAGCCATCGCAGGAGCGGAAGATCAGCAGGGAGCTTTAACTGCAGCGATCGAGATCTTCGGACAGAAGAACGCAGGCAGACTCATAGAGGTCTTTAAGCGACTCGACAAGGATGGCTATGGAAAGATGGCTAAAGATATCGAGAAGGCTTACGGTATCATGGACGCGGAGACTCAAAAGGCTCTCGATAAGGCGGCAGATACGATAGAGCGATTTAAGAATAAAGCTACGATTCGAGTAGGTGAGTTAATAGCAGGAGAAGCGGACGGAGCCGCGCTAAAAATTCTAGGACTTTCGATCGCCAAAGCGGGCGCAATGCTAGGCGTAGGAATGATCAACAGTATGGCGGATGCTGTCATCTTCGCTCGAAACGCTTTCGGAGCTTTCGCAGACTTCTTTTGGAATCAGATGTCTACTTCTGCTAAGATGTTGGGAAATATCTTAAAGATGCAATTTTTCGACGCTGTGAACGCGATGATTATCCAGATGAATAAGCTTCCTATGGTCGATATAGACTTAATCGATACTAGCAAAATAGCGAAGAAGCTAGAAGAAGACTTAAAGAAGGGATCGGCGACGTATACCGATCACTTAATGGGAACTACGGGCATCGAAGGAGCGCGAGAGCTACAAGGAGGCGAAGAGGGTTTCGATGTGGTCGGTGAAACCGGATACGATCCGGGCAAGTTTTACGATAAAGAGATAGAGAATCAGAAAGCGATACTCGAAAAATCTAGAGAAAAGGAGAAGGAACTCGAAGACTTAGGAGGCGAAGGAGGCACAGGATCCAAAGGCTCCGAAGGAGAAAAAGAATTTGAAAAGAATAAGAATGAAAAAATTAAAGCTCTAGAAAAAGAGATTAACGACATACAAGGAGGAACAGACTCCGAAGGAGGAACAGACTCCGAAGGAGGCGATCCTTCAACAGACGAAGAGGAAAGGAGAGAGAGAATAAAAGCTCTAGAAGAAGAGATTAACGGCATAAGATCTCAAACATTCGATCCTTCAACAGACGAAGATAAGAGGAAGGAGAAAATAAAAGCTCTAGAAGAAGAGATTAACGGCATGCAGCTCGCATCCCTTCGAGCGCAAGCTAAAGGAGACGAGGAGGCGCAAGCTCGTCTGGAGAAAAGAGCAGAGCTGACTAAGAAGATCTTAGATATCATGAGGAAATATGATATCTCGCATGAAGAGGCTTCAAGTCTCGCCGAGCAGACTCAAGAAAAACCAGAGGAGCCAACGGCAGACGATAAGAGAGCGGAGAAGATCAAGGGGCTAGAGAAGCAGATAGAAGACATGGAGCTGCAGGCTATACGCGCCCAAGCCGATGGCGATGAGAAGGGACAAGCCGCTATGGAGAGAAGGGTAGAACTAGCGAACAGAATTGTAGACATCATGAACGATCACAATGTCTCGCAGGAGGAAGCCACTCGCATAGCCAATAAAATGAGAGACGCAGAAGAAGCTAAGGCTGCGAAGGATGCTCCTAGGAGCGAACTAACGGGAAGAGATCTCCAGAAAGCTGCCAATTTAGCAGGAAAAGGGATGGCGGGAGATGAAGCCTCTTTTCTGGGAGGGGACGATATTCGATTTGAGAGAGACGGGAAGGGGAATTTCCAGCAGTTCGTAGGAGGAAATAAAGGAAAGGTTTTTACCGAAGAGCAGATGCAGGCGAGTTTACAAAAGCAGATAGATAAAGAAGGCTCTGAAGCTCTTCTCGAAAAAATTAACGCAACTCTGGAGGGCAAATTCGTATCGCAATAGATTATGGCTAGAACAGACGACATGCCGGAAAGTCTAGCCTCAAGAGTAGAGCTAGACTCAGAAGCTAATTTTTTCATCAAGGATCCGCAGATTCCAGAGTCTTATGTGATCGTCGAGAAGGCGGCGCAGAATAAGGGATCATATACTCCGACGGCAATAGGGACGCCGCACAAAACTAGAAAAAAGTATTTTCTATATGAGGAATCTGTAAGAGATATAGGGAATGGAATCTTTGAGATCGAATCCAAGTATGCTGTCGTTCCTCCGACTTGGTATTCTTTCCAAGCTCAAAGCGTTCCCTTTACAAAGTTTCAGGGAGTTACGATTACGGGATCTAGCAGCGTAGTAATAACATCTACTTTTTTATTCGCATGGCTAAATCTTCAAGGTATAGAGGACGTAAGAGATTTTAACGAAGACGTTTACGCGGATAGCGTAACTAAGAGCGGATCTATTAACTGCGTCGTTCGTGTTAAACATGAATATGAGAAAGCGGATCTCGCCGCGATACAAAACGGAAGCCTCTCTCCTTTTACAATCGCGACAGCAAACTATGAGGCAAATCCTTCAAACGGAAACGCTGGAAAGATAGACGACGATATGGATTTTGAATTTACTAATTCAAGTCCGTCACAACCAATAAAGTTTGAAGCAGGAAAATATATAGGAAATATTTACTATAATAAGACATACGAAATCGTTAGTAACTTTACGATATGATCGAGAGACTTACTAGAAACGAAGCTCCGTCTCTACTAGATACGGAAAAAGCTAACGAGCTTATCGATGCGATTAATGGATTATATAATTCCAGAGGAGCGGGAGGAATCTCCGTAAACCAGAACGGAGATGGATCTCTTCTTATAGCTCCAGCAAAACAGCTAGACGGAATTATTAAATATAATCCATTCGAAGTAATATCGGTTAATGACGATGTCGTTCGTATTAACGCAGGATTAGTAAATGGACTTATCGTGCAGAATCTTTCAGTAAATAATGGCTCTGGGACTTCTTATTTATGCTTAGAGATAGACGCAGACTCCGATGGAGTTACTTCAGTAAAATTAGTTCGCGAAAGCTCCGCTCCAGACGGAATTGAATTCGTAGAAAATGGAGTTAATACTAGTTTTAAATATGTTATAGCTGTCGTAGGAGAGAACGAGTTAATTAGTCAAATAGTGAATCACAATCTCTATTTCTCCGTCGATATAGCTTACGAAATTCCTAAAAGATCCGTAGATCTAGGAGAATATCCTAACGACATTTACTACACTTGGAAGCAGACGGCAGGAGGGTAAAAAGAATATGGCTTTTACTCACGATCAGCCACGAGGTAAAAGGCATACAGCTTATGCTTACGAGCCTTCTACTACGGATTATGTGACGACTAACTTCGTTAGCACTTATAGCGAAAGCGAGACAAGAGACAATGGTTATAAGTCCGAGACTAAATCAGAAGGATCTATAAAAAGTTTTGACGAATTAGGTAAAATCTTTAGGGGATATTCGAGAATATCTAGTGGCTCGGAGCCAGATGGCGATAAGACCAATGATAGCTATACTTTTAAAGGGCAGATAGGACTAACGACTGCATCTACTAAATTAAGGAGAGAGAGTCCTTATGGTGTCCGTCAAACTACGACGAAGTATACCGCGAATTATCAAAGCTCTAAGTCAGTCATGGGAGCATTTGAAAACGCGGGCAGCTCTGGCTCTGCGTATTATAATGGATCAGATGGAGCGTCGAAAGCCAATTCATTTAAACGAACTGGAAACAGTGTAGGGACTAGTTCTACTAATAGATTCGGATCTCAAATATCGGATTCTAGAAAAGGAACGAGCCAATATGGTCAGTCTAACTATAATACTTTTACTAGAGACAAGACAGGAGAAGGTGAGACGGGGACTGAGCAAACTACAAGCTCTACGACTTATGGGGATACTGATACTTATGAGCCGGATCCGGGGACTAGCGATAGCCCCATACGCGTTTATAGATTCCAGACAAGTCTAGGAGAGTCTACGGGTGAAGTAGTCACTAGATCTATTACGACAACAGATTCCGATCTTACATATACGCGGATAGATCCGGATAATATACTCCTCACTATAACGGATACGGTCACATACAAAGCGCATTCGTTCGGAGACACTTACAATTTTACACAGACATTGCAAACTTACGAGAGCGAATATCTTCCTATCACAGGATACTTCGGCACAACCTATAATCTATCTAGCGCATACGGAGGAGCTGTGTTTATAACAGGAGGACAGACTTTAAGTAATGGAGTCGTAACGAACGCGGACACCACTACTTCCTTTTCCTCCTTCAAGTCTCAACCTACAAACTTTAATGAAGAGACAAAAGAATTATATAAAGGAATAGATGGAGACTTAGCAACGACTGTTACTGCAAGAGACTATACGGATGTAACCACGCTTGCAGGTTTTACTAGCACAGATACTGTATTTACTACGACGACTGAGTTCGAAGGAGGGACTTACGACTTCGGAGACATCGTAGACGATACAGTCGTAAAATTTACGACTTCGGAACAGGAGCGTTTTTATCAAGATACGATTACTCTATCAGATGCGGCGTTATTTACTACTACAGATAGAATTTACGAAGGATATACGAGTGTCCAGTTTAGTGGTTACGCTAGCGTAACGTCTAACGTGGAAAAAAGTTACTTAGGATCTGACGGATTCATGACTACCGAGTTCTTTAGCACTGTGTATAGCGATACGACTTATTCTAAGCTAGTCGGACACGGACGACAAACACCTGTTACTCCGGGACACGCTGCAGGAGCAACTAGTCGCTATGTTCAGCCTGTGTCTCCAATCTCTTCTAGGACTGGAGTAGGGCGTGTCTGGTATCCTATAATTCGACTAATAACAGTTGATAAGGGAAAGCAGGGCGGTATACAGAATGAATATAAGAACGAAATCAGCGACGCCGTTAGAAGCTATCGTCCTATTAGTATAGCGGATCAGAAAGCTACGACAGGGACTTACACGTCTCCTGCCGCTAATGGCAATATAACCGCCAACTCTGCGGACTCCAACCACTATACTTTTAGCGGAGGACTTCCGCTTGGTTTAAACATAAGTCTAAATAGGTATTTATCTTATCTTCCTAACGGAGACTTCGGAGATATATATAGCTCTAAAAATTCTAGTGGATACTTATTTAGTCTAGAAGGGGACGAATCGTTAATTCATTTTTCTTCGACGGGAAAATATTCTACTAGCAAAAATAATTCGAGGACTACTCAGACGTTCTCTACTATATTAAGAGGGAAAGCCGAAGTCCAACTAGGAGCGCAGTATAACGCAGGAGAGAAGACGCAAGCAAATATGGTGGTCATGGGAAATAACTCTATAGTAGGAGGACAAAATTTTACCGACGAAGATGGAACTATATTGGATTTTAACGGAAGACATCCTCCTCTCTCTTATTACATATTCGGAAGAAATAATTCTTCTTATGTTAGCCAAGGCTCGACAGCGATCGGAACGTATAATACGTATAATACAATGACTGTTGTTAAAAATAGCGTCCTTTTCTTTAAAATGTCTTCATTTGTAACCTGCGATAGCTCTGCTAGAGCAACTATATTACGCTAGTAATGAAAATAGCCACAGTAATCGTAGCGACTAAATCCTATGTCGATCCCTTAGAAGTGTGCCTTCGTAGAACTAGGACGGCGATCGAGCATGAGAGTTCCGAGTTCGATCATCGACTTATCGTAGTCACAGACAAGGCGAGCAAAAAGGCAGTCGATGCCTTGGCTAAAGACTTCGAGGATCGAGAGATCATAGCAATCGACATGGAGGAGAGCGGAGAGCATTACAAAAAGGATCGGCAGATCCTAATAGCTTCTCTGCAGTCTACAGGATTTGACGCAGCGAGACGCTGGGGATGCGACTTTCTCTGGAGCGTCGAGGCAGACGTTCTAGTTCCTCATAATGCTCTATCTGTATCTCTAGACATGCTACGCTTCGACGGAGGCTACTACGACGTCTCCTTCGTCACTTATCCTTCGCAGGGAGGCGGGAGCTTTCTAGGAGGACATGGAAGCTATAGGCATCCGATCGCAGAGGACTATCTGCCAGAGGAGCGGATCATTCCCAGCAAGCTACAGCTACTCATAGACTCTTGCGAGGAGAGGCTAAAAAATAAGGACATGAGCCGAGAATCATTCGACAAGGAGCATGAGAGAATGGGCAGGATAAATGAGCGCATTAAAAAATGTCCTCCGAGCGGCAACGTCTTCGAGCTGAATGCGAAGAAGTGGAGACGCAGAGGATGGCTAGACAACAGTCATGTCGGCACAGGTCGAGGCGCAGTCATCGAGACGGACTGGACTGGACTCGGATGCACTCTCATGAGCAAGCGAGCCGCATCTCTAGCTCACTTCGACGGATACGATGGAGGAGGGACGCAGGATCTGTATCTTAACTGGCACAAATGGCATCCGGAAGGACTCCGATTTTGCTGTATCACTCACACGGTCTGCGATCACGTCGTGAGAGACGAGGATGCAGAGGGAGGACTTACCACTCTCAAGGCTTATCACGAAACAGAGGGAGAGACGAGAGGGCATCTACGATATCGGCGCACTCCATTCCATAAATTTATATGAAAAAAAGACTACTAATAACAGGGAGCGCAGGCTTCGTCGGATCTCATACGGCGAAGTGGGCATTAGAAAAAACAGAATGGGAGGTAGTCGGACTCGACTCCTTTCGTCATTTAGGCGATGCAGAGCGAGTCTCCGGAGATCCTCGATACTCGATGATCTGCCACGATCTTAACGCTCCCATCTCGAAGCGAACAGCATCTCGGATCGGACATATAGACTACATCATAAACTGCGCCTCGATCTCGCATGTAGACACGTCGATCGAGGATCCCATATACGTCTGGGAATCAAACACTCGGCTGATTGGAAACATTCTGCACTTCGCTCGCGATCTTCCTAGTCTAGAGAAGTTCATCCATTGCTCGACAGACGAAGTCTTCGGCTCTGCCTACGGAGACCATTGCCATCATGAATGGGATGTCATCGCTCCTTCTAATCCTTACGCGGCATCTAAAGCGGCACAGGACGCTTTATGCTTTGCCTACTGGAGAACATACGGAACTCCGATCGCCATCACTCATTGCATGAATATGATCGGCACGATGCAGGATCCGGAGAAGTATCTACCGAAGATCGTCTCTCGCGTTCATAAGGGAGAGGCTGTCACAGTTCACGGACAGCCAGACAAGGTCGGATCTCGAATGTATATAGACTGCAGGAACCTAGCCGACGCTTGGCTCTTCATGCTTCAAGAGATAGACTTCGCTTCCTACGGCGAACAGCATTCTCGAATGACTAAGTTTAACATCGCAGGACTAGAGGAGATAACGAATCTAGAACTGGCGCAGAAGATCGCTGATAGAATGGGAGAAGAACTCATCTACGAGTTTGTAGACTTTCACCGGACAAGAGCAGGACACGATCTTCGCTACGCTCTTGACAGCAGCAAGATATACTCCGCAGGATGGCGTCCTCCTATCGAGCTAGAGGAGACATTCGACCAAGTGATCGACCATGTGAGAAAGCACGAAGCATGGCAGGAGTAAATTGACAGGAGCAGCATTTTTAATGGGACAGTCTGTATATATAAATTTCGATACTGAGAACCTGCGATCAGCTCGATGCCGAGGGATCGACGATCTCAGAAATCAAAAATTTACGCAGTTCGTCGTAGGCGATAGCATCGAGCTTGATCTGTATCTTACAGGAACAGATGGAGCCTTGAACATTCAAGACTACTCAGAGATTCGTCTCGGCATGGGCAATCTCGACGCTCGTCCGGAGTCTGGTAGCTATCAAGTCGATGGATCTCAGACTCTGGCTTATAATCACTCAGCGTCTGATCTTCAAACTGCGGTCGCTTCTATTGCATCAGCAAATGTGACAACTGAACTTACTGGGTTTGTCTTCAAGGTTCAATTTGACGCAGTCGGAGCGCAAAACATCCCTTCTATCGACGTCACTCTCTTACAGCCTCGAAGCACGGTAAGCGTCACTAAATTAGTAACAGGAGATTCTACGACTAAGGAGGTCTGGCTCTGGAGAGTTTTCAGAGATCCTCTAGCGTTCACGAATACATTTACAAACATCGCAACCAACGGAGTCAGAGGAACTCTCTCGCTCGCTACTGCAGGACTCTACGAGCTTATAGCGCAGTCTGGTGCTGTGAAGACGTTCTTCGAGGTCGAGCTTACTTCTTCTGACGGCAATGTTCGCACAGTTTTGCAGGCTCAAGTAGATCTGAATGGAGAGGTCATCGGACACAACTTTTCCGGATCCATTCCCGTAAGCCCAGAGATTCCTGCCGCCGCATATACGTTCCTTTCTTCTTTCCCTAATCCAGAGATCGCAGGCGATCTAACTGTAAATGGAGATCTAGAGTCGAAGAGCGATGCGATAGTAACTGATGGTCTAACAGTAGACACAGACACTTTAGTCATCGAACCTAATGACAACTATGTCGGCATCAATAAAGCTATTCCTACTGCCGCATTAGATGTAGTCGGAGACGTAGAGGTGACCGGGGAGGTTGATGCTAATTCTATCAAATCCAATTTTTATTACGGAGGAACGGGAGCTTTTACCGACACAAGTGTTTCTGGGGATTTGACGGTAAGCGGAGATATTAACCTTACTAGTTCTACTTCTTCTATTGTAGCACCTTCAGACGTTGGCGTAGGAGGAGACCTTACTGTAAGTGGAAAAATTGATTCAGATCAAAGAATTGCCTGTCCGCAAATATTGGCAACTATTGGAAAGATTGGCGACGTTGAGCTTACTAGCTCTGGGGATTTGTTAATTAAGAGCGGAGCTACAACATACGTAAAACTAGCTTCAAGTGGTTTAACTCTTTCGGAATCAAACACTAGTTTT